GCAGTGTCAAACCATTGGAAATATCCTTGACTTGCTGCTTGAGTCATTGGAGTAACAGTAGATCCATCGTTGTGTGCTGCATCTGTTGTTCCCCATTGTCCACGAGTGACAGTAATGTCATTAGCAACAACATTAGTAGCAAGAAGAATTTCATTTCCAATCCTGAAATATTGTCCTGAAACAATTTGTGTACCATCAACAACAGGAACAGTTGTTGCACCTACTCCTAACTGTGCTCCACCAGTGTTTAAAGCTGTTGTAGTTGTTTGATCTTTATATAATGCGACGTTCTGACCTGCTCTATGAGGTCCTGCTGACGTTCCAAACAGTCCACGTGTGATTCCAACGTCTGCTCCACCTGTCGCACCAGAATAGAATGTTAGTGATGAAGTTGTCTGTAGAATCTCTGTAGTATAACCTGTAGGAGGTGTTTGATCTAGTACAAAGTAATGTGGATCTCCATTACCACTTACATCACTTACTGCTGCACCATTAATAATTTTAAGTGTTGATGCACCTGTAGTGATATCAGCAATCTCAATGTTCATAGAACCACCAGTTCCTGAACCCCTGAAGGTTGCAGTAAGACTAGAAGTTCCACCTGTAATGGTCTCTCCACCTTGGAATGTTCCAGTTTGTCCAGCAGCGTTAGTACCAACTGATGAATACGTCATTGTCTTCACATAGTTTGTGATAGTTCCTGTAGCGACAAAAGCATCAAGAATCTTCGCTTTCTTTGCTGTGTCACTAGAGGCAACTGCTAAACCAGGTGTTGCATTACTTCTCGTAATACCAGGTGCAATCTGTATTTTGTAGTTGGATATCGGGTTTCCCCTTTGAAACTTATATGTACTTGCATCCATCGTTAACTTTTGAGTATAGTCTTTGTGACCAACTCGATATGTAGCTGCTGCGTTACCTCTTTCTGCAACGTGTAATACTGTACTCGCTGTCGTGTCTACGTTAGTCGAATACAATACGGATGCTGTCGTTGCTCCTGGAGATAATGCTGCTAGTCTTCCTGCTGTCATTTTTTAAAAACCTGCGAAGAAATGATTTGTAAGTCTTAGTCTGCCACCAAAGTCAGGAGCAGAAATTTCACCACCGAAACTAACACCCAAGGTGCCGACGTTTTCAGTAGATAGTAATGTTGCACTTGCGTTCGGGAAACTAATTGACTTAGTTCCTTCGATATTACTTAGGTCAAAATGAATCTGGTTCTGATCGTTTTCTTCATCAACCAGTTTCAATGATCTAATAGTTTTATTATCTATAACTTGTTGTGCAAGTTCAGTGACAAGTGTGTTGTTGTTTCCTAGTGATACATTCAATAACTGATGCGGAAATGCATAGCGTAGAATTGTAGCACCTGGTAACGCTGATAAGTCAAATAGAATACGTTTAGTAACGTCAGTTGCGTCTGCAAACCTAGCGTCAGCGTAATCTTTGTTCTTAAAGATTTGGGTTGCTTCTGTACCTGCTACTTCTAATGATTGGTCGGGGAATGTGACAATACGATCCGAAGTAACATCACCAGATTGGAATGTAACTTTAGGAGTAGGATTCTCTGGATCTCCCGATGCAATGTTTGAAATAGAGGGATTAATCAAGTTCTTATTACTGATATTTTGTTCAGTAATAGTATCGATGATAGTTGACTGTGATGCCGAAGTACCATAGTCAGGTAACCTGTATATGTGTGTAACAGGTGCTTCCCAAGAGTCAGTTTCAAATAGAGCAATCTTACCAGTGTTAGATGAACCAGTTATCTGGAAATTACCATCTTGAATAATAATAGTTTTATTACTTAAAGTCTGAGCAGTGTCATTACCTACAAGTGTTGTAGAAGTAAAACTTCCTGTACTTGGTAAAGCAAATGACCTAATCCCTGCACCAGTCGATACACCAGATATTTCAAACTTAGCTTTCTTATCTGGGTTTTGATCGTCTGCAAGGAAAAAGTTGGTGTCTTGGAACTCAGCAGGACCGTTAACAAGGAACTTTCCAGATCCCTGTGGTCTCATATCGATATTCACATTAGAAGATGTCGTGTCACCTGCGATTAATCGAATGGTAGCACTTCCATCTGCGTTGTCTTGCTTTTTATAGTACATCGATGATGTACCGAAAGCAATACCCAATTCATTATATGCGTCTTGGTAGAGACCTGTGTCCCTATCCAAATCAAAACATAGACCAGGCTGTGACTGACTACCTGCTCCTACACCTTTGAATATCTGATTGATCTTCGCTTTACGGTTAGGAATCAGGGGATCTGAAATAACAACAGGAAGAATTGCTTCTCCTGTCAGAACTCCATCTGCCAAAGTGTCTAATTGTGAAATTCTTTTTGTTCCCACTAACTCTGCACACTATTTGATACAGTTTTATTTATACCACTTTCAACCTTGGTATTAATAAGGGATTTCACCCTCACACAGTTCTTCCATTTCAAACAGGAGAGGATGACACTCTTCCATAATTAAATATTGTGAATTGTGGTACAAATCCTCCATCCTATACGTTATTTTGTTCTCGCATTCCTCTATCAATTCTTGTGTAGGGTTGTCAATCTCTTCAAATGTAAATGCTACTCCATTAATGAAGAATAATTTAACCAATCCTTGATTTTTGATGATGTAATAATCACTTGTTACTTTGTATTGCATTGTGTGAAAACGAAAGGACCTTTTTCTGACCCCCAGAGTGATTTCCCATTCCAATCCCAACCTCTATCATCTGTAGCAAACACTCCTGATCTATCAAGAGTTGCTTTAGTCCTTACAGTATAACCTTTTGGATGCTTCCAATTAGGATCGGAAACTGCTGTCCATCCGTGAGGAGTGGCAGTCCAAGTAGTATCTGCTGCATCATTTGTTTCTAAAATTATTGTATTATCTTTACCTTCGTATACTTTGTGTGTTCTCTCTCGATAAGGTTCTTTCGGATTGTAATCGTACCACTGTTTAGTTTTTAGAACACCGTCATCATAGTACCAAAGGTAATGCACATAAGCAAATGATGTAGGACTTGATTGGGCTTGTTTTATATTATGCCAGTGTCTCACTAGCACTTCGAGAAATTCATCCATAGATCTAAGTTATGTATGTTTAAAAACGAATGGACTTGGAATCTTCCCCCATAAAACTTCACCTTTTGGTGTAGTTCCTTTATCAAATGATGTATATGTTACTGAATCTAATGTTATTGTCGTCTCTATCTTAATTCCGTTTGCATTATATGAGTTAGGTGGTGTCAATCCTATAAGACCTGGTGATCCTTCATCGTCTGTCTTGAATACCAAATGCATTTTTGACTCACGAATATGCAGAATCATTTCGTCACCACAGTCTTCTAATGAATGAGTCCTTTGTCTATAGACTTCACCGTTCCAATCGTACCATTGCTTTGAATGTAACACTCCATTATCCATCCACCAATCATAGTGAACGTGGGCGAATTCATTTGGCCAGCATTGTGCCTGATGTAAGTTGTCCCATTTATGACAAATTAGATCAAGAAATGTCTTTGAAAGCACGATTAGTTTCCTCTCTTGCGAATGCTGCTACTTCGTGTTGATGAGGTAGGTTCACACCTGGCATAGGTGTAGGACCGTTATGATATGCTGCTGCTTTTTCTTGCTCACGCAATTCATCATCAACTAATTCTAGTGGTTTATTTGCCACAGGGGTGATCAGCACGTTACCCTCTGGACATTCTACAACAAAAGGTGTACCTCTTGATGCTAATTTTAATGTAAATGCAATATTCTCTATTGCTTCTTCGTAATTAAGTCTGTTCATTTTTCAACAAAACATCTTTGTTCTTCTGGAATTGCTTCACAAAGAGAAGCAACAGTTTCTTGAAACCCTTCAGCACCTTCTTTATTCCAACTGAATCGAATCTTTTCAATGTTTCCATCATTAGATTGAAGGGACACTGAGCGTTGGGGGATGTTAATCCAGACATAATCTAACCAAAGTTCTTGGGATTCCATAAGAAGATCAAGGTAATCAAAAAGTATATAGTTTAACTCTTCGTTATCCATTGTTAAGAAGGATAAACAACGAAGTGTTTTAGACCTGTTCGTGCTTCAGCACGCATTACCGCTTCTTGCGGTGTTAGACAGTCGTTTACGTACTCGTAAAGTGGAACTGCACTATGAGGACGTTTAAGTTTGACTGTGTATTGTCGTCTGCTCATAAGAACCTCGTGTAAAAGAAGGAGGGAGGTTGGATTCCTGTATACCAACAAAAGATGGGCATTACTACAGAGTAAATACATCTTTGCCTGAGACCCGACTGGTAAGTCGATTCTGACCCGCGTCAGCAGCACCACCTGTGTCTCATCACCTTAACCAGCGATATGCCAGTAAGTTTATTCAGTCACTCCCAATGTGCTGATCAGGCACAAATATATTATATACTAATTTAATAGAATTGGCAACCCATAGAATTGGGCAGGACCTCCACCACAACCTGCGGTGAAAACTCCAGTACCAACGTTGTATGTTGCAACACCATTGGTCACGTTGTTCATAATCGCTCCACCTGCTGCGTTAACAAACTCACCGATACCACCTTTTGCAGTATTGACCATAGTCAAACGACCACCAGCACTACCATTGATGATGTCAACGATACCACCTGGTGTGGTTGATTCGATAATATTGATTTGTGCTGCTGGCATTGGACTGGTTCCAAGACCTGTACCATTGATTGATAGGGTCGGACCTTTAACAATATTAACCACACCTGTAATACCAGGTAACATATTCATAAGTGCTACGTTCTTATAGTGAACACTATTAATAAATTCAGTCTTCCAAGCACACTCGTTAATAAGTTCACCAGAAATAGTATTCAATAGACCTGTTGCTTTATTAGATATAGATCCTTGTGCATTTAATGCGATGTCTTGTACAGCGTTGAAAGTAACGTTAGGTGCTTGTAATTCATAGTTACCTTCATAGTTTACATTGTAGTCAGATGCGTATGTGATAGCACCTTTAGACTGCTGTACATCATCAGGATCATTTGATCCTTGAGATACAAATTTATTCTCAACACCACCAACTTCTATGTTGAAATCACCCATAACCTTAAGAGTGTAGTCACCTTCTACAGTGATAGTTTTATTTCCTTTGATAGTCTTACATTCGTCACGACCAACAATTTTAGTATCGTTGCCAGGTTGGTTTCTGTGTTGGTTACCATCAGCAGTTGCGATAGTAGTTTGTCCACCTGCGTGTTGGATTAGTGTCTGTGCTTTATCCTTAGTATTACTTTGAACAGTAATTGCACCATTCATATGTGTAACTGTATGAGTGTCTTCAATACTCATACCTTGGAGCAACGTACTAAAGAAATCTCCCTTAGTTCCTTGCCATCCACTACCACCTGAGCTTGATGCACCTGTTTGTATTGTAAATTCTTGCTCTAGAAATTCTGGTACAGAACTACACGTACTCGTACCTAGCAGAGGTAACCAGAACTTTTGTTTTGGGGGTTTATATTTTCTACCACAATCTTTTTTACCAATTAGCATATCAAGTATGCCAAGAATTATTTTAACTAAGTTACCCCAATTTAGATTAGTGAAATCAAAGTTCATTAATTTATTGAATATCCCTGTCACCAAATCAAACTTACCCTTAATAGTATTGAGAGCAGCAAGACCTTTATTCATTACATCAGTAATCTTAGCAATTCCACCTTGGATCTTTGAAAGAACTCCGTTTACTGTGTCCTCTACCTTAGCAGCAAAACCACCGATAACTTTAGTAACTACGTTATCAGCAATAGATTCTGCAAATCCAGTGATATTACCAAGTGCACCTTGAATTACATTAAGTAGATACGATGCTTCGAACATACAAAACCTCTGTGTTATCGCTGAAGCGAATGATAACAGTTTGGTAAGTATACCCATAGGAATTGGTATAAGACCAAGAATAGCATCAACAACCTTCTCGATTGCTTGTGCCATAATGTTCTTCAGAGAACTCATAACACCACTAATCATATTGCTAGTGGCAGTTTTTATTCTCTCCAAGTTTGCTGTTAGAACATCGTTTCTTATCTTTTTACCTGTGATAATAGAAACGTAATTGTTTTTAGCATCTTTAGCGATACTACCTGACAGTTGTCCATATTCAGTCAGCATCCTCTTTAAGTCTGCTTCAAAACCTTCTCCTCTCGGACCTTGCAGACCGTTACCAACAGTTTGTGCTTCTGCTGGCACCTTGAATGGATTGGTGTATACATTACCTGGTGTGTCTTGTGCAAGTTGAGGAATAACTCCACGAGATTTTTCTTCTCCTCCACCCTCATCACCTGGTGTTGCATTAGGTAATACTGTAAAACTATTACCTTGATGAGCAACAGAACCTTCATAGTTCTTTGCCTGTGCTGGCATCTCATCATCAGTCTTTGCTTTAGTCGGATCAGCAATAGATGTTGCACCTGTTGCTACAGAAGTGTCTGGACTATCGTCTTCAGTATTTGGATCAGATATATTTCTGAAGTGTTGGAAGTTTCCTAACACGACAGGTAATTGTGCTTCTTCTCCATCAAGGAAGAAACCAATCACCTGAGCACCGACCATTAGCTCAGTTTTTGATCCTGTATTCTTGATACCTGCCTGATCATTTGGTAGTAATACAACCGCCCACGGTAAATCATCGGTAGGAAGTTCTTGTGTGTATGCTTCTTTACGACCAGCACCAGTGTACCAACCGACAATACGAACACGTACTCTACCAATTTTCTGAGGATCAATGTTGTCTTCGACTTCTCCCACCCACCAGGTGAAACCATCGCGACCCATTACATCAGACTTACCTATAGCGTCAATCTTTAATACCATTTATCAAGCGTAAGATATCCATCCTGTTACTATATATTTATCCTCTTTAGGAGCAACTACTCCGTGATGAACGTGAGTCCAATCACACGGCCATAATAATGTGACACCTTTCTCTGGTTTAATTGCTAGATCTTGGTGTACCCATTGAGTCTCTCCACCCTCTTCGACTGTGTTTAGATATGTCATCCAAACCAAATGTCTAAACGATGTTGTCTTGTCAGATGAACAACGTTCAGTATGTGGTTGTGTAAATGCTTGTCCTGGTTTGTAATGCTGTATATTAAATGGTTCAATGATTTCCAATTGAGCCATAGATGCCCAAGGATATTGTTCCACATATAAAGTAATAGCACCTTGAACTGCATCTAGGTACTTGACAATCCTAGGATCCTTAATAAAGGAAGGGACTGCCATATCTGTAGATTCTTTAATTAACTTATTAGCACCGTGATTACTTTCACCAGGCACTTTATCTAAGTAATTACAATCATTCCAGAAATCGAGGACACCATCAACGATGTCCTCATCAACTTTGCCACCTGCGACAAAACTTTGTACTGCCATAATTTAGTTATTCCAATGTCTAATCACACCACTTACAATAAAGCAGTTAGTTACTAAGTATGTAGCGAATATAAACGTACGTATAATTGCGACGTTATTGTCATAACGTTTAGTTTTTTCATCACTAAATGAACCCAGAGTATATTTCCAGATTCGCCATAATCTTCTAATCGTCATACACTAAACATTCTGGCTCCTCTGGGTGCTGATCACACCACAGTTCTAGTGCGTTTGGATCGTGATGATCTCCTGCTTTGATCTCGTCCTTATGATGCTCTGCGTAATCTTCTAAGTCGTGCAGTTCTTCCTTTGCGTGCCTACGTGCAGCAGGGTTCATCGTTGGATCGTCAACGATCTTCTTGTCTTTCTCGATGTGTTGTTCTATTGATTCCATAAGAGTTAAGAAATAATACTGTCTTTGGATAAATTTAGTAGTGTTGTTATACCTTCTGGATTATATTTATGCCTGAGTCCTGTTATTAGATAGAGACCAGAGTAGATTGGATCTTCAATTGTTCTCTCTTCTTCTTTAGAACTTGCAGGAATATTTATTTGTATAACCATACCTACGTATAATCCTACATTACCAGGTACAGTGATGTCAAGTGTTATTGCGTTTAAGAGGTTGTATCTGGAGAATGTATATGCAGAAGCCCACACAGTATCAAAATCCATATTACCAGCACCACCAGTGGAGTCGGTCATTCCCTTTGAGTCCTTCATACCAGGCAATGCACGTATTTTTGTACGTGTTGGACGTGTATCCTCAAACAGTTTTGGATTAATTTTAGGATATGGGAAAGTATCGTTCAAGATCCCCTCAGCTTCCTTAGCCACACCAAACACTTTATCCAATCCCATATGCATAGGTTCTTTGATAGATCCACCACCACCTTTTACATCTTTAGTGTCTGTTGTCTCTGTACCACCATCACCAGGATTATCTAAGTTACCACTTGTTAGACTAGGAACCTTAAGACCAAGAACCGCATTACTATAAGTACCAGATCTCATCTTCTCCAAATGATTTGCTCTATCTGGGAACATAAGTTGTTCAATCTTATAAGCGTTAAAATCTGATTCACCTACGTTTGCCTGTTCGTATGTAAACTTAAGAGGTTTTGTCTTAGTTGTGTTTCTATCAGAACATAGGAAGTCGATACTACTAAAGTTGTATCCATTCTTATTCTCAAAGAACACATATCCAGCAGTTCCAGTGATTGAACTTACCACCTTATCAGAGATGTAAGAGATGCAATCAAATGCTCTCCAAGTAGGAGCAATGAAATTGAAGTTTCCTTTTGTAGGTTCAACTATATTGTGCTTACCAAATGTTTTTAACTTATTTTCAATGATCCAGTTAACGTGTTCTGATCCAAGATTATCTTTAAATACTTTAAATACCTTATTAGTTTCATTATTATGTGTTTCTGGAGATACTGTGTAGATCATATACGCAACAGATCTTTCAGACTTAACTACATTACCTATCTTAAAAATTCTTTGTTCTATCTCTAATGCTGCACCAGGTGCTGAGTCTGTCTCGATAGTGATTTGAATGACTTCATTACCAGTCAGTGTACTAATAAGATCAACAGTATCATAGATAGCAAACTCCA